GTTCAGGACTTGCACGGGCCGCGGGTTGCCCGGGGCTTTGGTGTTTTGCGTCCCCGGCATACGCGCCAACCGCGCCCCAACATCATGCGTTGCGTCCCACGCGGTGGGGATGTTCAGGACAGGTTGAAAGGTTCGCCCAACTTCAAAGGACAACCGGTTTGCTTCATCTATGACCGCGGCGGCTATCTGTTGCAGCGCAACCAGCTCCCCGGACATTTCTTCCGTGACCGCGTAGTGAACATGGAAGCCCCAACCGGAATCGACCAACAGGGTTGGCGGTTGCCCAACGGCGCGTTCAACACACGCAACGATTTCTTCCAGTAGTAGCAAGCGGAGCTGCGCAACAATGTCCGGGTCTTCCGCATACAAGCGGGCCTTGCGTTCCGCGGCGCGGGCTTCCAGGACTTGCCCGTTGGCTTGCCGCGCCGCGTCATACAGCGGGAGCAAATCGCAATCAAAGAACAGGGAAGTCACGGCCTTGCAGTTGGCGACGGTCCGCCCGCGTCCGTGGCGGTCGACCAACCGGGACGGGAAATACCCGGTGGACACGTATTCCCCGCCCTTCAAGGACTGGCGGACATAGGTATGTCCCGCGGGCGGCGTGGGCCAAACCCGTTTGATATTTGCGTCCATGCGGCTTCCTACGGTTTGGGAAGGAGACTTGCCAACGCTTCCGATTGTAGGCGGCGCGCCAGGTCCTGTTGCGTTTGCGGGCGCAACACGGTTTCCACGTAGTCCGGGACCGATAGTCCGGCGGCGGCGGCGGACATTTTCAGTTCCCGTTCATGTTCAATGGACAGTTCAACGCGGTATTTTGAAGGCTTTGTTGTCATCGGGCGTTCCATTCTGTTTGTAGCTGGCGGAGTTCATCGGGGGAAAGGGCGGCTTCCGCAACGCGGTAGGCGTGCGGTTCCGTCCAACGGCACCGGGCAAGGCCGGTACAGGTCAACCAAAGGAAGGTTCCGTTGGGGCGGACATACCGCGCCCAACCCGCAAGGGGCGGACCCGTCAAGCGGAGCTGGCGGGAATGAACGCGCCCAACAGCGTTCAACAGGCGGCGTTGAAGCCGCGCCGCGTCAATCACAATCGCACACACGGACAAGCCGCCAACCAAACGGGAGTTGCCACCAACGGGTAACGGTGTTCCCCTTTTGGTGAATGGTCCCGTCCCCAATGCCGGCAACAGGACAATCCCCGCTGATTTGCAACACGCGATTGTAGCCGCATTGATTTGAAAAGGTCATTGAACAACGGGAATCTTCCGCCGCGTTGAAAGTCACGGACACGGAATAGGAATCAAAGCCCGTCATCCGGTTTTCTATGTCTTCGCACATGATTTCCAGCTCAGACACGGACAAGGGCGTTGCGTCGTTGTGTTCAGTCATCGGTCCCCCACGGGAAGTTGTTTGTTGGTGCGTCGTAGAAGGCTTGCAGTAGAGTTTCCGCCAAAGCGGTTGCGCGGATTTGCCGGATGTGACCGGACCCGCGGGCGCGGTCCAGTTGAACCAACTGGAACTGTTCCAGGCGGACCAATGCCCGCCGTTGGGTCTTTTGGTCCCATTGGGCGTACGCGTCCGTGAAAGGGCGGGACCATTCCCGCCCGTGTTCTGCGACGATTGCGTCCAACAGGTTCAGCGGTGTTTTCGATAGACCCGGAAGCATGGTTCCCCCGATTTGCCCGCCCGCGTGCGGGTTTCCACAGTGAAGATTGCGCATTTGCGCTTGAAAGGTTGTTGCACACGGGCGGGCGTGAATCGTCAAAGGCACATGGACAGATAGATCAAAGCGAAAATCAGGACCGCCCCAACGCCGTCTTCCATCCAATGGGATTGCGTGTCCGGGGAGTTGTCCGCGTTCAAGTCTTCTTCCCGCGGGTCCAAGTAGTGGTTTCCGTATTCCATGATTGTTTCTCCTGGGGTCCGCGGAACCTTCCGGGGACTTGCGGTCCGTAACCCCGTTGCATTTTGGCGCAACTACAAAATGACAGAATGGAAGACGATTTTGTGGGGGATTTGGTGAAGAAGACCACCAACACGGGCTTCATGCGAAAAGTGCAGGGTTGCGGGGTTGGCGTGTCAACCCTGCACTGTCGTCATTCCGCTATTCATCGGGTCTTTGATACAGGTAGTGCAGGGTAGTGCAGGGTTTTTCCTATAGAGCGGTTGTGATACTTCTATATAGTACAGAGGGGCGAAAACCCTGCACTACCCTGCACTGTTGGCCGAAAACAACGATGAATAGCGCGTTCATTCAGTGCAGGGTTGACGGGTCAACCTTGCACTGTCCCCGAAAGACTGCAACTATGCTATGTTTTGAACAAAGGAGTCTGAACATGGACCACCCTTCCGAGACAACGCCGGGAAAAGTCCTGTCCCCGGAACAGATTGACCGTGCGCTTGCGGAGCTGGCACCGGATGCGCTTGCGTGTGTTGAACGCGCCTTGCGCGGGACGCAAAAGCCCAACCGCGTTCAAATGGACACGGCCTTCAAGGTCCTCGACCTGGCGCGGGAATACACAATCCCGGACTTGGACGCGCCGGAAGTTGCGGAGCTGCGCAACATCCTGACATTGGTCGGGCGGTAGCGTGTTGCCATTCATACCGGGACGGGTCCCGGCAACCATGCAGTTGCAGGTGGGGGGGATGCTGGCGGACCTTCCGGCCTTTTCGCAGCTCCACCGGGTACAGGACAAGGACAGCAAAAGGCCGGTCCAGTTCACGCCGTCGCCTATGCAGTCAAAGATTTTCCAGGCGGTTGCCGCGGGACATAGGCGAATCGTGGTGTTCAAGGCGCGCCAGGTTTATGCAACCACGGGTTGCAAAATGGTCCTTCATCACATGGCGTACACAACGCCCCATGAAGCCATGCACGCGGTCATTTCCATGCGGGATGACAGCGCAACGGCCCTGTTGGATGACGCAAGGCGATGGTTGCAGGACCCGCCCGCGTTGCTTCAACGGCCTATCCGGACGCAAGCCCGGTCCCGGATTCAATACGACGATACCGGCGCAAGCCTGCAAGCGTTTACAAGCCGGTCTTCCACGGGCTTGCGGAGCTTCACGCCCGCGGCGGCGGTTCTATCGGAAGCGGCGTTTGCGCCGGACCTGGAAGAAACGATTGCGCAGCTCGATGCGGCGGTTGGGGACGGTCTATTGATTGCGGAATCCACGGCCAACAACCCCGCGGACTTCTTTTCCCAAATGGTAAAAGCCGCGCCGGAAAACGGTTGGCATTTGATAACTATGTATTGGTGGGAACATCCGGCCTATTGTGACCCGCCGGAAATGGTCCCCGCGGACTTCATGGGGACCTTGACCGACTATGAAAAGGACATTCAACGGGAGTACGGGCTAACGCCGGGACAACTGCATTGGCGGCGGCGGACGGAAGCCCGGATTGGGTCCACCTATAAGTTCCGCCGGGAATACCCCGCGTGTATGGATGACGCGTTCATCGACCGGGAAGGCGGCTATTTTGAAGAAGCGTTGATGGGGGACATTCATGTTGTGGAACACACGCTTCATGGGGAAACCCACGGGCGGGAGATAGAGCCGCCGCATACACATGACCGCTATGTCATTGGCGTTGATGTTAGCGGCGGCGTTGGCGGGGATTATTCCGCGTTGTGTGTTGTTTCCGTGTCCACGCGACAGGTAGTCTATACGGAACGGAACAACCGCATAACGCCCGCCAGTTGGGCGCATAGGGTTATCCAAGTGGCTTCCCGCTACAATCAAGCGTTGGTCCTGGCGGAAAGCAACAACCACGGGCATGCGTTCCTGTTGGAAATGGACACTTGCGGCTATCGCCAACAATGGCGGGACCCGCGGACCGGGAAGCCGTGGACAACCACGCTTCAAAGCAAGCTGGACGCGTTCGATACCTTGCGGGAATCCTTGCAGGTTGTTTCTATTCTGGACCGGCCAACCTGGTTGGAACTGCGGTCTTTGACGATTCCGCCGGGGAAAGTTGCGCCGGAAGCCCCCAAAGGGGCATATGATGACGCGGCGGTTGCTTGCGCTTTGGCGTTCCGTTGTTTGCGGGATGTTCCGGGGAGCTGGCGAACACAAGCGATACAGTCCAACCGTACCCGGATAGATGATTTGATCGCCAAAGCCCGCGCCCGTCGTATCCGTTCTTCCCGCCTGCCATTTTAGGGGCCTTCATGCTGGAACCTTCCGACATTCAGGACATTGTGACCCAACATGATGCGTATTGGGACCAACGGCGGGACCGTCTAAGGGAATACAGGCGGCTGTACATGACGCGCTTTTGGCAAGCGGACGCGTTTCCCACAATGGACGGCATTTTGCGGACGGAAGTTCCAAAGGCGTATGCAGTCGTTGAAAGCTATTTGGGGAGTTTGTACGCAAAGAACCCGGCGGTTCGGGTGGAACCCGATTTGCGGGACCGCGGAAACCCGCGCGTTGCGCAAGCAACCGCCAACCAGTATCTTTTGACGGTCCGGGAACAGATTGAAGACGCAACCCGCCTGGCGTTGATTTACCCCGCGGCGTTTGTGAAGTTGGCACCGGTCGAAAATGTGGACCCGTTGAAGCGGGTTTCATGCGCCGCCCTTCCCCCGTGGGAAGTCATCGTTGACGCAACCGCATGTTCATGGGACCAACAACGGCACGTGGGACACGTGTACCTTATGCCGCTTCCGGAAGCCGGGGAGCGGTACGGAAAGGAGCTGGAAGCCTTCCGGTCCCGCGAGTATGTCAAATGGATTGAAGCCACGGGCGTTGCCGGCGGAAACATGATGGTTGGCCGCCAGGTCAACGCAACCGGCGTGTCCGATACGGATAAGTGGGTCCGGATCGTGGAACTGTATGACTTGCAGGAAGACCGCCTGTTGGTATGGTCCCCGGACTATGACAACGGGCAAAGTTTCCTGTTTGAAGGCGTGCGGGTTCAGGTTGGCGCGTTGGACCCGGACGCGGACGCGGAAGCCCCAACGCCGGACGGGGAGCTGCAACACGAAACAACCGGAATCCCGTACAAGAGCGCAAGCGGAAGGCCGGTTGTTCCAATCATTCCGTTGTTCTTTTCGCGGGACCCGGACACGCCCTTGCGCGGCTACAGTCTGTTGTCCCGCTCGCTTGATCAGTTCCGGGAACTGAACATGCTGCGGACCTATCAAGCGCAAGGCGTGCGCCGTATGGCCCGCCAATGGATGGTTCGCGCGGGCTTCTTAGGGGAAGCGGAAGCCGCCAAAATATCGCAAGGGTTGGACGGCGAGTTTGTGGAAATTGACCTTCCGCCAGGTACGCCAATGGACGGGAATATTATTCCGGTCCCGCAATCCCCGATTCCGGCGGATGTTACTTTGTACGCCCAAACAGTTGATTCCGATATTCGGGATGCGGGGTTGTTGGCTCCTTTCACCCGTGGGGAAGTGACCAAATCCACGGCAACGGAACAAAACCTGTTGGCCGCGTATACTTCTTCCGAGCTGGGCCGCATGGCCCGTATCCGGGACGCGGTGATTACTTCCCTTGCGATGACTTACAATGTCATGTTGTCCGTTGTTTTGGGGGATGACGCGGAACCGTTAGCGCTTCCCAATCCGGTTGGACCAACCATCCTTTCCGCGGACGATTTGACCGGGGACTTTGGGTATTGGGCGGTTGACGCGGGAACAACCCCAATGTCCGACCTTGCAAAACAACAAAGCCTGGAACGCCTTGCGCCGGTCCTGGTTCAGTTGGGCGCGGACCCGCGCCAAATCCTTGAAGAAATGGTCCGCGTGTTCCAGCTCCCAGAAAACCTTGCGCAACCCGCGGAACCGCCGCCAGCTCCCCCAATGCCGGAAGGCGTACCGCCGGAAGGTCCACCAATGGAAGGGGCTATTGCCCCGGAAGGAATCCCAAATGCCGATTGAATACGGAACCGCCGTCCCCACCGATGACATTCCCGCGGACCTGTTGGCCGCGGCGGAAGAATCGGATGCGATGATTGAAGGCGAACTTGCGGGAATGATGAAGCCGTTTGACCGGCCCATTTCGCCAAAAGTGATGAACGCCCTTGCCAAAGCGATTGCAGCGGGCGCGGCAACGATGGGATTTGAAGTCATCCCGGACCGATACACGGAACCCGTGTCCGAGCTGGAACCGTCCGTTGTCCGCATGTTGGGGATGCTGGCGGCGGCGGCGGAAGACTATGGAAAGCCGCTTCCAGTTGCCATTGACGCAATCGCAACGGAACAGGACTTGACCGCAATTACCGCGGCCTTGACTGAACTTGCGCGGGACAAGGACTTTGTTGCGTTCCTCGATGTTCCCGTTGAAGACGCGGACGCGGAAGGCGGCGTTGCCATTGGTATTGAAGTATCCCCGGAAGGCGGGGAAGACTTTGACTTTGCTTCCCGGATGCGTCCCGGTCGATAGGGGGACAAATGCCTTTCAAAAGTCTACGCGCCCGCCTTGCCAAAGCCTTTGGTTTTGGCGGCAAGCCGCGGACCGTCATTCCAAGTTCCCGCGGCGCGCAATATGTTGCGCGGTTTGGCGGGGACCCTATGAAGGAGCTGGAACAGGCTATCAAGAACAAACAGCCTGTTTCATTCTTCTACAATGACAAATGGCAACCGGAAGGCGTGCAAGGGAAATACGGTCAACGCGTGGGGAATCCACACGCGGTTTGGAAAGGCGCAAACGGGACAACATATCTACATTTGTATGTTGACCCGCAATCCGCGTCCGCAACCGGGGACCTTCCCGGTTGGCGAACCTTCATCCTTTCCCGGATTCAAAATGTTTCCGTTCTGGAACTCGGAACCAAACTGTTTGGGAAACCGATTCAGTTTGTGACCGCGCCCGGATGGAATCCCGCATGGTATCCCCAGGTGGGGACACCAATCTACACAATCAAATAGCAAAGGAAGTCCCCGTGACCACTCCGGAAGCAAGCCTGCAAACGCCCGCCAACAGTCCTTCCAATCACACCACGCTTGCGGAATCCGTCCTTGCGGAAGCAACCGCGGCGCACGCGCCGGAAGCCGCGCAAGCCCCGGAAACGCCCGCGCCGGAACCGGAAGTTGAACCGTCCATGTTGACGGCCCTTACGGAAGAAGAAGCGGATTTGGTGGAATATGAAACCACGGACGCGGACGGGAAGAAGCGGACCCGCAAGTTGTCATGGGAAGACGCAATCAAGCGGGCGGACCCGGAAATTGCGGCCCTTATGCGCGGGATGCAAAAGGACTACACAAAGAAGCGGCAAGCGGACGCGGAAAAGCACCGGGATTGGATGCGGGAACGGGAAGTTCTGTCCAACGCCGCGGACCGTTTGGCGGAGCTGCAAAGCCAACAGGCGGACTTGCCTTACGATCCGTTCGACCCCAAAAGCGTCAACGCCATGATTGAAGCGACTGTTGCGGCCCGATTGCGGGAAGTCCTTGAGCCTATGCAACAGGAATATCAGACAATGCAGGCGGAAGACAGCTACAAAGCGTTTCTTGCCGCAAACCCGGACTTCCAAACGGACACGGGCTTGCGTTCGGAAGTTCAACATTTGCTGGAAGGGAACCCGGCGTTGGACCTGGAAACGGCCTATGCCGCTGCAAAGGGGAAGAAGCTGATGAAGGAAGCGGAAGCCGCCAAAGCCCGCAAGGCCGCGGACCGCAAGGCGCGGCGGGAAGCTGCATTGACCGGGACCGCCGCCGCCAGGCGTTCGACCCAACCCGGACGGCCCGGACGCGGCAACATGCGGAAAATGTCCAACGCGGATATTTTGGAAATGGCCCGGTCAATGCACCGAAACCGTTAGACGCGCATTTTCCCGCGT